GGCAACAGGGGCATTCGTCGAAAGCGAGGCTCTGATGTTTAAGAAGAAATTCATCCACCCTAAGACTGGCGACAGTCTCACATTCAGCGAGCAAATCTCGTGGATGGTCCAGAACCTCATCCGTACTTGGTACTTCGTCGTTCTCTGGACTGCAACCACAATCGTCTGGTGGATCAAGCCCAGCTGGTTCGGTGACACTTCTGCTTATATCAAGTGGATGAACCTTGCCTCGTGGTTGGCCGTGACCGTTGAATTGGTCATCGGTATTGCCATGATTGGGCAGACCACTCGCGACGCCTTAATCCTGCGTGAAATCCGCAAGCTCGAACGCAATCAGACTGACGACCTTCGTGACTTGATTGACAGCTTGGAAGACTATGAGTAACTACAAGCCCCGAGTCGGGGACTACGGTTGCGTCAAGACCAGCGGGCTGATGGGAAAGCTGATTCGTATTGGCACTCTCTCCCGCTGGAATCACGCCTTTATCTACATCGGCGGCGACCAGATTATCGAAGCCAACCCTAAAGGCGTCGAAATCAGCCCGCTGTCGAAATATCCTCACGTCGCTTGGAATCAGCACGAGGTCCTCAACGACCAGCAGCGGTTGATTATCGTTGCCCAAGCTCGGCAGATTATCGGCAAGCCTTATGGGTTTTTCGTCATCGCTGATCTTGGATTCCGTATTCTGGGCTTGAAAATCCTTGCCAACACCAAGCTCATGAAATATCTCTCGACGAAGAATGGATACATCTGCTCTGAATTGGTGGCCGAGTGCTACCGCAAGGCAGGAATTCCACTTTTCGGCAAAGAAGATTACCTCGTTACCCCCGGCGACTTAGCCGAGCGTCTGATTTACCAATAGGAGTCATATTGTCCATTCAAGCTAACGCCGTCTTAGATATTGCCAAGAAATATGTCCAACAGGGCTACAAAGAAGGCCCCAATAACGACAGCATTTTCGGCGCATGGTATGGCGAGAACCACCAATCTTGGTGCGCCATGTTCGTGTCCTACTGCTTCAACCAAGCTGGTGCAGGAGCGCTCATCGCTGGAATCCAATCCCCGAAGGGTTTCGCCTACTGCCCAACAGCGGTCAACCATTTCACCACCACTCATCAACTCGTGCCAGTTGCATCGGCTCAAGCTGGTGACATTGTTTTCTTTAACTGGGAAGGTCAAAAGGAAGCGGAGCACGTTGGTCTGGTCGTATCTAACGACACCCAACACCGTGTCCTGACCACCTATGAAGGCAACACCGGAGCGCCGGGAGTCAACCAATCGAATGGAGACGGTTGCTATCAAAAGCAACGCCAGTATTCGTTCGTCGTTGCCGTGGCGCGTCCAAAATGGGTCAATTAACTCAATCTGTTATTCTTTCCACACCTTCGCCTAGAAAGGGCAAGCATGAAGATCTCTCCTAAAGTTACGAAAATCGCTGAACATTACGCCATTGCATTCGTTTCGACTGCCGCTGGTATCTGGTACTCAGGCGACCATCATCCTCTCGGAGTAGCTAAGGCCGCCGCCGCTTCTGTCTTCGGACCAGTAATCGGTGCAGCGCTCGCTAAGGCTCAGAAGTTTATTGCTGTTTATCAGGTCGGCAAGGCTCAAATCAAGGCCACCACACCTGCACCAGCAGTTCCAGCAGCTCCAACAGCTTCGGCGGCTCCGGCGGCATAACTTGAGCCTTCGCAAAGCAATCGAGGCATTCCTCGCTGATCCACCACTTCAACAGGGTTATCCGTGCAAGGTCAACCGCATTCTGGCTGATTTAGCCAAGGAAGACGCACAAGCCCTCGAGGAGTTGGTAGATAAACAGGACATCGCGGCGGCAGCAGTCGCTCGGCTCCTCAACGAGCACGGCTTCGACATCAAAAGCGCATCCATCATCAAGCACCGCAAACGCGGTCAACACAACGGATGTCGGTGCGTTAAAACGAAATGACTCTCCGTGCCGAGATTAAGAAACTAATCAAAGCCAGCAAGGAGCCAAAATCCACGACTCGAATTTCGTTTCCACAGACGGTTCGGTTGAGGATTTTGGCTCGTTGCGGATTTACGTGTCAACACTGCGGCGCTAGTCTTTTCGAGATTGAGCCACACATTGACCACATCGTTCCGCTCGCCAAGGGTGGCACGAATGATGAAAGCAATCTGCAAGCATTATGCGCTCCCTGCAACTTGGCCAAGGGGACGCAAGACGATCAGGGGGCAAAGCTCATGAACCGCAAGGAAATCCTCGACGAAGCCAATCGGCTGACTCATGGTGACCGTGACAAGAATTACGGCACTCCAAAAGTGAACCACGAACGCATCGCCGCTCTCTGGTCGGTTGTATTAGAGACCGAGATTAGCGCCGCGCAAGTGGCCCTCTGCATGGCTCAGGTCAAGGTTGCCCGCCTCATCGAGTCCCCGGAGCATCTCGACAGCTTCATCGACGCCGCGGCTTATATGGCCATCTCAGGCGAAATCGCCACCGAAAACCCTTAACCTTTACCTAACGAAGCCTTAAGTAAAGGCTAAGCCCCTCAACGCCACCTCGCCGGCGCTGGGGGGCTTCTTCGTCGTTTCTAGGGGCTATAATTGACCTACAGCACCCCCTACGCCTCTACTCAAAGCGCACCAAGGGGGTCACTATTATCGGCCCCAGAACCGTCCCTGAAACTCGATTCCGAGTAGACCAAACGGCTGGGGTCTTTCCACGACACGCCGAAATCGCCTAGTTGATGGTTATTGACATTCCCCCCAATCGCTGATGAACTACTCCTAGAGCCGAGGGGACAGGAACCCGAAGCATCCAGAACAGGGGCAACAAAATGCTAGGAATAGTTATCACAATTCTGGCCGTGATTGGTACGGCAGCTCTGATCATGTTCATTCCACAACAGGACATCGACACCGAAATTGAGGATTGGCACAACTTCAAGAAGGCGCTCCGCAAATGAACAAAGGCGACCAAGTAGTCCTCAGTTTCACTGGCACCATTACTGAAATCTTCAAGTCTCCCGCATCCATCGGGGGCATCGACATCATCGAAATCGAAACCGAGCAAGGTATCCAGCATATGTTCTGGCCCGCCGAGGAATCCTCAGTGACCGTGAATGTATTGGCGAAAGGTAATAACTAATGATCCGAATGAATGCAGATGTTTTCGCAGCCCTCATGATTGGCGTTGCGTTTATTTTCACCCATATTGGCAGCTTCTATCAGTATTCCAAGCGCGAGGGAACTCACGACCTCAAGCGCGAACTCAAGACCACACGCGTTGAAGCGGAGAAGGTCAAGGAGATTCTCTACCAGCTCACGCATCATTCCACTTTTCGGACGCCATCCGTCAAGCAGTCTCGGCGTCTCGAATCGGTCAAGGGCTAGTGTCCAAGGCCAAGGCTAAGGGGACATCAGCAGAGACAGCTCTGGTGAGATTCCTACAAGGTCACGGATTTCCGGGGGCAGAGCGCCGCGCACTGGGTGGGGGAAACTCAGGCGAGGATCTCGGAGATGTCACCGGAACTCCGTGTCTGGCATGGGAAGTCAAGAACCATCGCACCTACAAAATCCCTGCATGGCTTGAGGAGACAAAGCTCGAGACCAAGCACGCTAAGGCCGACTACGGAATTCTTGTTGTAAAACCTAACGGCGTCGGGTTAACTCGGCCCGGTGATTGGTGGGCAGTTATGTCCATCTCCGACATCGTTCAACTACTCAGAGAAGCAGGATACGGCGACAGGAATGCTGAATGAAATTTTTAAGAATTTTCCAGACTTCGACAATCCGTTATGCGCGGAAGTCGACCCAGAGCTCTGGTTTCCGGAAACTAGCGAAGAACGGCGCATCAACACTCCCCACGCCAAGTCAATCTGCGGACGATGCGATCACCAAGTGGATTGCCTCAAATACGCCGTGGATCACGCAATTCCAGACGGAATATGGGGCGGGCAGACTGAACGTGAGCGAACTCGTCTCCAACCTCGAAAGGCTTCTGGACGAGTCGCCCATTCCAAGGGGGCGAGAGCTGTCTCTTTCAAGCAACAAGGCTACACAAACGAAGAAATTGGACATATTCTGGGAATCAAAGCTGACAGTGTTGTCACGGCAATCATCCGATACAAAAAAGCAGTGGAACGGATGAACCGATGATTACTTGGTGGCAATTCGGTCTTCGTTTATTCCTCACGATTTTGCTTGGCGTCAATGTCGCATTCGTCATCAACCATATCCACTCGCCGTTGGTTATCACTCACGAAGTGGCCTTCACCGACGCCACAGCGGATCAGGTTGCCCGGGAACTTTTGGTCCCGAAGCAGTACGAATGCCTTCGATATGTCATGACGGTCGAATCACATGAGAATCCTTACGCCAAGTCTCCGACCAGCTCAGCGCGAGGAATTGGGCAGCTTCTCGCATCCACCTACAGAAACCTCGGAATAAAGCACTCGAGCGACCAGAAGGCTCAACTGGTGGCGATGCTTGCCTATATCTCGGAGCGTTACGGTTCTGGTGGACCATGCGCTGCAAAAGCCAACGAACTCAAGCACAACTTCTACTAAGGGGAAACCATGTCAGAATTCACCATTGACGACGCCGTCGAGCTTCCAGCATCCGTCCAAGGATGGCTTGGCGAATATAACCGCATCAAATTCGAGATCAAGAAACTCGAGGAGCAAGCCGACATCGCCAGAGCTCACGTTGAGCTGGCACTCGGCGAGAATCCGCTGGGAACCATCAACGGCAACCCAGTCATCAAATTCGCCTACATCGAGCAACAGCGCTTCGACGGCAAAAAGGCGAAAGAAATCCTCACACCCGAGCAAGTCGAGTCCTGTACCGTGACAACGCGCATGAGACAATTCCGACCCATCATGCCGGACGATGACTTGTGAGAAAGTACAACAAGGTTGAGGAGTTGCAAGATTTTCTCTGCGGAGCATTCTGCGACACCGAAGCTGGATTGCATAGC